TTCACCTTTTTTTAAATTCTTCATCAGAAATGGCTTTTGGTCTTTGATCTGACCCCTTGCCCCCTATCCATTTACCCATGATTTTTTCTCCTACTTTAAATTCTGTAATCTAACAGTCACACTTTTGGCTTCTCTCTTACCATTAACCAAATTATAGATTGTTAGGTTATTTTTATAAGACAGTTTTTTGGCCATCTTATTAGCTTTGTAATAAGTCTTAAAATATTGATCTACCCCATCTAGTGACAAAATATAATTAAAACCTTCATTAAATTTTTTTCTATCAATGTTCATTTTCTAATACTGTCTATTATCCATTGTGGTATATGTATTTCTGATACCAACACCCCAAATTTTACATAATCTGCAAGTCCTTTTTCAAATAATATACGATAATCTTCTTTTGTTATGTTCTTCCCTCTTTTCTTGAAATCATCTTGCCAAGCACTTTCTAAGTCTTTTTCTAAATAAATTATCAACTCAAGATCCCTGCCCTCGATACTTTTTATATGACCGTTTTGTGTTTTTGTTTTGTGTTGAAGAACCAAAATTTCTTCTCCCAATGGAAGTTTTTTTTCCTCTCCTTGAGGTTGCGGGTCTGTATGTATTTAATGATTTAGCTTTTTTTACCATTTATGTATTTTAGAATATGTTTAATAACTTCGACAGTCCACCCGTTGCCTAACATCTTAAACCTCTGTGTGTTAGACACATGATTAGTATAGTCGTCTGGGACTGTCTGCAAGCGTTCACATTCACGACAACTGAGCTTTCTCCAGGTAAGGTCTTCTTTCTGAACACCTGTCGCTGAGAACTTACCACCCTTACTCGTATCGTTTTCAAAGTTAGCTTTTGATGATTTGTAATAATTAGACTTTAATACCTTAGATTTGTCTGGTAATTTCTCAATACTTATTGTGTGGTCTTTATTAAGGCTAGGAGTGACCGTTCCAACTTTGCCGTCTTTTCTAGGCTTTAATTCCTTTGCTCTATAAGGGGTATGATCTTTGCCTGTTTTTTGCCTTACCATTCTACGTATTTTCTTAGCTTCATCTGTTCTAACTTCTCTATAAGATTGAACTACCACCTTTGGCTCTCTGTTACCACCACCCATACTGTTTAATGTCGGAGATTTACCCTCTGGGCTATACACTCTTCTCAATATATCGTGTCCTTTGATGTCAGAAGCCATACCAACCTGTTTGGGTTTATTAACTAACTGCATTCTTGATTTCTTTTTGTATTGCTCAACACTTGCGCCCTTGAAGTAATTAGCGTCAATACAATATGACTTATCTCTTTCACTTTCGTAATCATCTTCCAATATATCTCTCAACACAATACCCCTATCTTCTGGTTGTTGTATGTTAGGTATGTTGGTCCAATAGTATCTCTGTCTTGATTGCGCACTCAGAAGCGAACTGTTTATGAGAATAGGCTCTATCCCAAAAGCTATCTCAGGATAACATTTAGACACCTCTTGCGAAATTATATCTAAAAACTCTTTCTTCATTCTCACATTCTCTAGTAAGAAATATCTAGGCTTGATGTCTTTGAGCAAACGAATAAACTCAAAGAACAGCGCCGACCTTGGATCATCAAAAGCCAACTGCTTACCTGCAAAAGAAAACCCTTGGCAAGGGCTACCACCCATAATTAAATCAACATCTGCAAAATCTTTCGGATCTAAGTTAGTAACATCACCCACCTGAACGGTATTAGGGTAGTTGGCTTGTGTTACCTGGATAGCATACTTATCTATCTCACTTGCATAATATGTTTCAACAGGTATGCCTAGCTGGTCTAAGGCTATCTGCCCACAACTCATACCGTCAAACAGACTTAATACTTTGATTTACCAACCCTCTCTTATTTTATTATTTTCAATAGGTTCAAGAATAACATCTTTTCTAAACAAAGTTTTCGGTGTGAAGTCTGCTTTACCATTTGATTTAACCATAGCAAATTGAGCTACTCTGTTTACATCTGGCTCAACATCATGTTCTAAACATATCTCCTCTGCTAATTCTTCTTTAACATGTGTTAAAACGGCTGCCCACCTTGCTGAATCAACGATAGCCGAAGCCCCTCTTATACTTGCTCTAAACCCAAAATTATCAGTAGCACTAAAGGCAGATTTGCTCATGTGGTGTGATGTTATTACTGCACTATTTGTTTTTTTAGCTAAACCTGCAACATAAGTTCCCCATAATTGTCCAACTTCATTACTTGAAGAAACAGAAGCAGAGCAAAAACTACTCAAAGGGTCAATAATGAGAAGACGAGAATGATTAAAAGATACCAACTCCTCTTGCAGTTCCCACCCTGCCTCTGTAATTCTTAAACCTTTATTATCTTCAGCAATAATATTGATTGGCTTGTTATCTGGTACACAATAGACATATACATTATAAGGGTAATTAAATCTTTTTCCTTCTGGGTCTATTGAATAAAGTCTATGATGTATTTCGTCTTGTGAATCTTCCCCTGTTAGAAAAACAACATCTCCTCCTTCCATAATTGGTTGATTAAGCCACCTTCCTGCCCCCCTTGCTACCTTAAGAGCCAGGTCTAACAGCAATCCAGATTTTCCCACCCCTCCAAGACCTGCGAAAACACCTGCCACATCTTGAGGTATTAAATTATCGACAATATATTTACGTTCTAAGGGCTTTCCTTGCAAGTCACGAATACTAAACCCCCGTATTTGAAAACCCGTTTGATACAGCTCATTTCTGACCCTCTCAGCTCCAAACTCCCTAAATAAGTCATTATAATCGCCTTTTTCTGAGGGTATTCTTGAAATACAGTTATAAATTACTGATTGAACTTCTTTTGCTTGTTCTTGACCAACACCACTATCATCATTGTCTAATGCCAATATGAATTGACCGTTGTATATTTTTCTAAATCTAGTCAATGCTTCTTTACAAAACAAAGCAGAGAAAACAACCAAGACTGGTATGTTACAACTATGCCAGACTGAATAACCTGTAGCATAACCTTCAACAACAGCGATTTTTTCGACTTGATCTATAGAGGATAGGTCTGTGCCAATTAAAAAAAAATTACCTTTAGTTTCTCCTGCACTTGCAAACCTTTTGCTTCCGTCAGGCATAATGTACTGAATTGATCTTAAGTCTAAATCTTTTTTTTCTGGATCTATGCGATACATAGGAATCAACAAATTGCCATTAGCTTCTTTAATTCCATGCGGTTCTATTTGTTTGTTGTCTAAGTATGCATGTTTGACTACATCTTTAGCATTTTTAAACTTCTCTTTAACATAAATAGATGTTTCTTCATGCTTCCTCGCTTTATCTTTGGCCGCTTTCTTCTTAACTTCTTCTAATTTTGCTAGTAGTTTGTTCTGTTCTGTCTGTGATAATTTCGTTGTTGTTCCGCTATACCACTTTTTTTCTTCTCCTGTTCTCCAGTTACCATAAACAGCACAACCAAAGTCAGAATTTATTTGATGATATATATACCAACCACTTCTCTCATTTGATTTGTCTGGCCTTTGTCCTGCTACTGCTGTAACGGGTACTCTTGTAAGCTCTCCTGTTTTAATAAAATCAACACGTAAACCGAAATTTCGCATTTCATTCATTAGATCAAAAATAGTTTTATTATCTTGTGAAAACTTAACTGTATTGTCTAATTTTATGCCATCTTTAAAGTATTGGTTTAACTTCATTCTCGTCTGGTTTAACCTCTCCTGTTTCGCAGACATGATTCTGATGGTTTAGAAAGTGTCTAATTGCATCTCCAACAAATTTAAGTTTACTTTCTCTTGACCATTGATTCATTTGTCCTGTTTTTTCTTTTTTTATAATTTCGTAAAATGTGTCCTTTAATTTCGTTAAGGCATACTCAGTTCCAGAATCAGAAACTCTTGCTACATTTCTAACAAGTTCCCCTTTATTTATTTTATTTTGATGATTCATTGAGCATGCTCCATAAATGCGGCCATTGTTTTTTGTAACCAAATATACACTTGCTGGCCGCCCACAAGTACACAAGGAGGGATAATTATTTTCTACCAAGATTCATCACTTTCAGAATCTTCTTTTTCTTTAGGAGCTTCAGATTTTTTTTCTACATTAACTCCTGGCAAGATAGCTACATCCCAATTTGATCCATAACCATCTGCAATTTCTAAATAACCATTATCATTTCTTTCCAGTTCACAACTTACGGTTCTTCCTGCAAGTAGGTCTGTATCAGAAAGGTTATCTATACCTGCCGCCTTCGCTAATAAGTAAAGAGATTTCTCTGCAACCTCTTTAGCTTTATCAGAACCAACAACAGTAAACAAACAACCAACAGTAATGTTGGTATCTTCGACTTTGAAATGTAACTTTAAACCTTCCCAACCTTTATCATTTTTTACATGCTCGGTATGAGAATATTGTAAGTTATATCTTCCTGGCTCAACTTGTGTTGGGCCTGACGGTTCTTTTAATCCGCCCTCGAAATAATTCGATAAATCTGCCATATTTTTTCTCCTGTTTAACTAACCAGTATAGCTTTGAGGATCTTCTATATGATCAATTAGATTTTCTAATTGATCTATAATGTCCTCAATGGCTTCAGCCGTACCAGTTGGCAAAGCAGCCCATAAGTCATAACGAACATGTGGATGCTCAGAGATTGTCTCAAGATATTTTTTAGTTCTCTTGAGTTTCTCAGTTAAACTTACATACTTCTTTGCCATAATTTTATTTACATTATTCAACCATTAAGAATCCAACGATTTTCAATCTTAAAAATCCTTAGTTATTTTTAATGGCTTTTTTAATAGCTTCCCACTTGAGCGGTAACTCTGGTGGTAAACCATATCTATTTTTTGCGAGAAAACTTGGTCGTTCTTCGCAATACAAAACTCTCTCTCCAGTAGAGACAGCACGTTTTCTTTCTTGGCCTCTGCTTTTCTCGACAACTGTACCAGTTTTAAAATCAGCAAAGCCTACAATGTCTGAAACTTCTTGATAAAGATAGCCATGTTTGGCATTTAATTTAATCTCATATCTATCGTAGGCTTCTGAGGTAGGATCTTCAAAACGCTTGATTACTGAATGAGCCAACATACAAACAATAATTCCTTTTTGATTTCTTAATTCATTTAATAAATCAATAATTTCTCTCGTATATCTTAAGCTCATTGTATAACCCTTTCCATAACCAGGTTGTTCTATTGATGTAAAACCTTCGGCCTTGCATGTTTTCTCAAATATAATTGGCTCTAAATGATCTAACGAATCAATTACCACTGTTTTATATTTATGATCTTCTGCTAAAAGAGATTTTAATACATCAATCACATCATCATAATTTTTCAATAACTCAGTATGCGGAACATCAATTATTCCAAGTCCATCTTCTGTCATTAAAAATATTGGTGATGGAAATTCTGATGCAATGGTAGTTTTACCAACACCAGGTTTACCATGAATTAATATTCTAGGTGGTTTTAGGGTTGCTTTATTTTTTATATCAGCAAGTGAAAAAGCCATTAGTCCTCCTTTTTGCTAACAGTTTTAGCGACAATTTTAGGCTCCTCATTTTCTTCTGGAAGTTCAGGAAGCAATGGCCTTAATTTTTCAATTAATAAATTTTCATTTCTAATTAGTGAATTAAAGTGATTCACTTTCTTAGCTGCTTCTTGCGCTTCATTTAGAAGGGCCTGCTTTTCATTCAACACTCCGACCAGTTCTTCTACTACAGGTCGGCTTATGGTACTAAGGTCGTGTTCAAAAATTTCTCGACCTTCTATTGTCATTATTGGTTCCTTTTCCATATAATGTTTCCTCCATTGGATTTGAACTCAGTATATTTTTTACAAAGATGTTTGCCTTTGCAAAGCAAACACTGTTGTCCGACAACCTCTGTCGGATTTTTCTCAAGAGCGAGTTCAACTTTCTCTTTGAGATAACCTAATCCCCAATCTACAAGATCATGCAAATCTAGGGTTGTCTCTTTAGCTTTACCATTTTGAAAAATGACATTTTCATATTTGTATTTATCTCCCCAGCGCATTACAGCACCCAAAGTATAAATTTTTAACTGTCCATTATTAATAGCCTCTACTGGCCACTTCCCACTTTTAAAATCAATCAAACTTATTTTATCTTTACCAATTAAAATAATATCTGCTGTACCAAATAAATAATCTGATACTTCACTAACATAAACTTTTTCTTCGATTAACATTTTGGCTTTCATTTCTTCTTTCTTTTTCAAAACATAATTTGCATAGGCTAGAGATTTTTGTACTAATTTTTTATCGATAGTAATTTTAACTTCTCCATCTGCATAAGTTTGTCCTACAAAATGTTTGTAAGGATCTATGTCTATTAATTCTTGTCTCATAATCTTCTCAGCCATCCAGTGTGCAGCAGAACCAGTTACAGTAGCTTCTGTTGCCACATAAGGAGCTTTAGCACTTAAACTTGCACTCGCTGGACATTTAGACCAGAGCTTGTCAAATGCACTTGGCGATATAACCGAGTGTGCCAATTCATTCCTTGTGTTGCTCTTGGTTTAATGGTTTTTTTTGTTGTTCATTTTCATAAGCAACTACTTCATCATAATCATAGAGAATTTTGCCTCCAATTTTATAATGTTGTATTCCAGTTCCCTTACTTCTCCAGCTACCTAAAGTTCTGTGAGAGCATCTCCATCTTTCTGCAAGTTCGTATTGATCTATGAATTTTCGCTCTTTCATTTTTTTCCTTATTATGTATTAAGTTTACTAAAATGTTCTCGTTATGTTCCATATTACGTAAAAATGTAATAATATCAACAATATGGATGAAATATTTCATACTTATTTTTAATAGGAGATTGAATGAGCATTGATAAAATTACGAAAAAAGAATGGGATGAAGCTACTAGAGAGCTTGCATCTGAACGACAAGTTGGTGGAGATCACTATACAAATGGAGCGCAACCTATCAATTACATTATCAAAAATCAAATAAGTTGGTGTTTGGGTAATGCAATAAAATATATTACCAGGTCAGGTAAAAAGGGCGAAACAGAAGACCATATAAGAGATTTAAAAAAAGCTATACATTATATAGAGTTAGAATTGCAACATACTTATGCCGTAGATCCAAAAGGAAACCCAATAGATAGTCTAGATATAGATTGTGATGCAATAGATTATGAAATGTTTTTACAAGAACAATATGATTTTTATGTAAAACAAAATGTTGGTGAAAATATTTTGAAGTATGATGAATGGTTAATAGAAAACGAAGAAAATCTTAAGGAGGAGTTTGTTGAGTATGGGAAGCAAGTTTGAATTATTTATAAATAATAAATATTACGAGAATACAAAAGAAAGAATGACTTATGGTGAAACACCTTTCAAAAATGCTGATGATTATTTCAGAGCAAACAAAAAATTTCTTATCGAAAAATTTAAAAAAGAAAATAATACATTAATAAAACTTAGAAAAGATCAGAATGAAATTGACCCATTTTATTAACATTTTCTATAGTCGTTTCTTCTAACAAGTGAGCATATCTTTCTGTAGTTTGTGTAGATTTGTGACCCAGTAAATCTCCAACTTCTTTGAGTGTCATTTTGTGATATGAGATACAATGACTTGCAAAACTATGTCTTAAATCATGTAATGTAATATGATCTAAACCGAACTTTGCTCTAATATTTTTCCACATGCGATAAGGAGTTTTAATACTAAAAATGTACTCAGACCTTTTGCCATTTGTTTTGATTTGTCTTTCAATAATTTTTTTTGCTTGAACATTTAAGTAAATGGTTCTCTTTTTTCCTGTTTGTAAAGCAGTTTTATGTTCGTCTAATATAATGCGATCTTCTTTTAAATCTTCCCATTTAGCATTTCCGATTTCTGATGCTGACCTAGCGCCAGTTAATATACAGGCCCATATAAAATCAACAGAAACCCTTTTAGATGGAGTTTTATACCTACTATTTAATTCTTTTATTACTTCTACAAGCTGATCTAAAGTTAAATAATTTTCTCTAACATTTTCAGTATATTTCTTAACCATTTTGAATGGGTATCTATCAGTATATTCAGCAGCACTAGCCTCATTAAATATTTTTTTTAAAACCATTAAAGATTTATTTGCCATGCTGTTACTTTTAATAGAATAAAACCATTCCTTAACTTCTAAATTTGTAATTGTTTTTATATCTTTGTTAGAAAAAATATTTTTAATATAGTTTTTGTAAATGCCTTCATAATGTTTTTTACTATTTGGCCCTTTAGTTTTTTCAAGATATTTAAACCATGAATTTGCAAACGTTTGAACACTCATAATTTTTTCTGATTTTTTAAAAGGATCTTTACCTTCCAAAACTAATGCATGACACTTAGCAGCTTTTATTCTTACAGCTTCAATAGGCGTGTTAATATCAGCCAACTTACTTTGTTTTCTTTTACCATTAATAACATAAGCAAAGGTATAGCAAGATGGGTATATTAAAATGTTTGTATCTTTTTTATCTCTCTCAAATTTCATTTTCTCTCTCCTTGGTTGTGCTGTGGTTGTAATTAGTTATGGTTTAACCATGAACAAATTAGCAACATAGCGCATATTTATGATAACAATATAATGAAATTAAGGTCAAGTTTTCGACAGAAAACTAGGAAATTATGGTGAGCCCTGCAGGATTCGAACCTGCGACCCATTCCTTAAAAGCACTATGATTCAATGCTTTTATCCTTGCATTTCAGCCAAAAAATTAACAATAAATTTTATGGTTGTTATCAGGTTGTATTAATAAACTAAAATGTTTGTTCTTTCAACTCATTAATTATTACAACAGATTTTTCTAAGGATTTTACAGGATTTATTTCTTCAATATACGACAATGATTTTTGCCAGGTTGCAGTAATGTTTCTATTAGCAACAAATTCACATGAATTTAATGGGAGATAAACAAAAGCAAACAAATCAACTTCATCCTCTGAATACATTTTTTTTGTTTTATTAACTTTCTTTTTAATATCCCACCTAACCATATCTTTATTACGGTGTTCAAAAGAAGATTCAGATGTTTTGACTTGTACTTTATATGGTTCGCTATCTTTCATAACTAAGAAATCATATCTAGCAGATGGGCTAGACTCAAAAATTTCATCAAAATAAAGAGAAAGATGGTAGGCTGCCAGGTATTCTCCTGCCCTGCCAATCTTGTGTTGCGACATAACTATTCTTTTTCTAAATCTTCGATTTTTTGTATAACTGGATCTGTTCTTGCTCTATATTCCTTAATTTTATCTTTAACTCTATCTAGTTGTATTTCTCGATCTCTTTTTAATTTTTCAACAAGCTCAAACTGTTTATTTTTAGTTGCGATATCTATTTCTCTATCATAAAATCTTTCTAAATCTTCCTTTTCTTTCTTCATAAAAATTAAATTTGTTCTTTGTGATTCAACAGGATCTACAGGGTAAACATTCATACCAAGTGCCCTTCCAGCTGATTGCAATGGGGTTATTTTAGGAGCATCAGGATCTCTTGAATATAAACTTTTTTCTTTATTTATGGCTTCCATCACTTTGCCCGCAAAGCCCCTCTCAGTTAGAAATGGTGGAGCTGCCACTGACCAAAGGTATTTAAGTGTAGCCCACATTTTCTCATTGGCTGGAGCTCCCTCCCTCCAAATTTTTCTATTTGTAAATGGATCTATTCCATCAGTAACAACAGGAACTATTAAAGACAATCCAGGGCCACCAATTAGGCTTGACAAATCTTGTGCCGCACTACCTGGCTTTCCTTTTGAAATATTGTCATATAGTCCAGTAAACATGCCCCAAGGCATAATATAACTCCAATCAAAAAATTGCCATCTGCCATATTTGTCTTTGTATGGTAGAACTAAAGCACTTCCACCATCTCTTAACCATTCTGGTAGAGACTCTTTTATTTGCTCAAGATCATCCTTGGTAAAATCTGGATTTTCATTTAGCCACCATTGAGACATTAATGCTGGTATTGCTGCATATTTAACAAACCTCTCAGGGTGACGAAGAAATGTTTCAACAAGGAAAGGTAATACTTTGTATTGAAAAGTAATAAATGGAAGACCAAATAGGTGTGTTCTTGCATTTTTTATTGCACTTGGAACAAGAGAATAATCGAATAAAGTTTTTTGAGCATTATAAACAGCAGTTTCAGGGTTTACACCCCTATATTCTATATCGTCTATAATTTTTATAATTTTTCCAAACTCTTCTAAAAAAGCGTAACCCTTACTTCCCATATCAGCTAGGTTGCCTGCTAAAAGTTTAGCTCCAGAGTACATGTTTAAATCTTTTTTGGCTTGTGCTTTAAGAAGTTTTTGGTTAATTTCTAAAAGTTCTGACCTAGCAAATGATGTTCCTATAGCCCCGTATTGTTCTGCAATTTTATAATATTTTCCTTTAGTATATATTTGATTTATAGCTTGAATCATTCTTTTTGGTAATCTTGTTAAAGACACACCAGATAAATTAACCAAAATCATATTAGACATAAAGTTTCTAGCAACTGACGGAGGATTTAATGGAACTTTAGTTATTTTCCATGCTTTAACAAATTGTCTAACTTTATTATTTGCATCTTTAGATGCTGCAATAAGATCATCATAAATTTCTTTTCTTACATGCATCCCTTTAAGTTCACCATATTTTTTATCATCTGGTAATTTCTGATAGTTTTTTGTATCAGCATTTTTGATTCTAGCTTCAGCTTGATCTATAGATTTATTTATTTGATTAACTATATTCACATCTTTTTTAGGTCTTAATCCTTCTGCTATTTCTTTATTAATTCTATTAACTTCTTCTTTTAAATAGAATGGACTTACCATTTTTCCTCTAAAATTAACCAAACCAGGTTGTAAAGCCCAATTAGGATTTTTAGCAATATCCCTAAAGAATCCAAGTTTTACTACATCACTTATAGGGTCTTCTATTGCTTTAGCACCTAAATAACCAACATCTTCTATTTCACCTAAAAGCTCTCTAGTAGCAGCATCTAAATCTTTTCTTTTTTTCAAATAACCCATAGAAGTAGATTTTTTATTAAAGTATTTTAAAAAAACTCTCGGTAAATATGTGCCGTAATTTTCAGCTATAATTTCTGATGAAATCAAACCATTTCTTTCTAAAACATCTGAAACTTTATCTATACCATCTCTTAGGTTTTTAGCATCATCTTGTAAATTTTTAGGAACTTTATTGAGTGGAAGATTTCCTGTTAAATAATTATAAACACTTTTATTTTGTTTTATATTTATATTATCAAACATTTTAAAAACTTCATTTGTTAAATTTCTAACATTTTCTAATTTTCCAATAGCCGCACCCCTTTGAGCTATATAATCTGTTTTTTGTGGCAACCTTCCAAGAGCGCTGGCTGGCTCTGATATTTTTGTCATTTTATTTAAAGTAGCATTAACTGCTTTTTTATAAAGATTACCAACAAATGGTATTTTCCCTAAAACACCAACCTCATTATCAGGAACAACTTTTATGTTAGGTTTTATTGGAGATACTATTTCTTCAATCCTTGCAGCAATCGGTGTATCAATAACTTCAAGATTTCTATTAACAACTTTTGGTAAGTTAGGTGTTATTTCAGGAATGGTTTTATTTACAGACCTGTTTATATTATTGCTTAGTGCTTTATTTAAATTATCTAGTAATGGGATTTCATTGCTTGTTTTAAAGACACCTCCAACATCAACAGTGTCAGAAATTTCTTCGCCTTCTTTAATAAAAGGACTTGGAGTAACATCATCTACTCTTTGAACAGGGGTTACTGTAACATCATCTGCTCTTTGAGAAATATTTGGCAATAAAGCAATATCATCTGTGGTTCTTGATCCTCTTCTCAGAAGGTCTGATAAGCCTCCTATTGTAGTTCCAAATACCCCGCCAAGTGCGCCTCCAAATCCTGCTGATTCCCCTATGCTGCCTAAATCATAATCTTTTTGACCGCCTGCTCTTATTTGTTGTCTTTGTCTTAAGGCATCATAAGAAGCACCAAAAGCTGACCCTTCAGCAGCACTTACTGTTCCATATCTTGTAGCTCTGCTTTTAGCCAAAGATTTTATAATCTTATTTTTTATTTCATTTTTAGCAGCCAATTTAATTCCTTGGGATGCCACTTTACCAACACCTACACCAGCGTAAGTTGTAGGACTTTCCCAGGGAGCAAGAGTGTAATAAGCACCCCTAAAAAAACCTTCCCAACTTGGAGATTTTTGATCGTATAAATCAGTTAGATTAAGAAATGCTTCTTTTTCTTCATCAGTGGCATTAAGTATTTGTGTTCCTTCATTTACTAAATCAACATCACTAAACATGATCCTTGATCCATAGTCTAAACCCCAATCAGCATAACCTCGATCAGACAATTTTGGTGGTTCTTTGCCAGGATTTTTTCTCTTCCATTCCCAATTATATAATGCCCTTGAACTATTAATCCAATCAGGATTGGTTACTATATTTTGTTCTGTAATTTTTGGCCCAGCAGTTCCAATTTTCTTTGAGTTTTCTTCTGAGAAATCTGCATCAGGAAATGCAGCAGATAAATTATCAAGAAAACTTCCATCTGTTTTTGAAGTTTGGTCTGTTTCTAATTCTTTGATTCTAGCAGCAAAAATTTTTGCAGCTTTTGTATCTCCTGCATTATGTGCATTTACTAAAGCAGTTTTTAATTTTTC